CTCGCCTGTATGTGTCATTGATGGCGATGGTTGCCCATCCTGTGCGGGAAACCGCATCACAATCTTCGGTTGTAAGGCTTGGGCCGCTGGCGATGATGCAGGCAACACGCCCCCACCATCGGCCAGCAGTCCGATCTGTGAGTTTCTTTTGGCTGTTGCCTGGTTGTTTGGGTATTCGACCATGCCGATGCTGTGCAGGTCTTCGGCCACATTCACCGGGACAAACAGTCGCTGCTTTCGCGTCACGCTGCCAATCCGAGTGTCTGTGAAGTGGCTCGTAGCGATCACTTCAACTTTTTCCATTTTCACCTTCTTCGCGGGATGGTTGTTCGTTTTCAGATTCCCAAACGCTGTAGCAAAAGGCGATCCTTTGCTGCGCGTTCGGGAAATCTCGGACTGACTCAGAGTCACCCATGCACCTCGCCACAAACTCGTTTTCAGGCTCGTTTTGTCGCGGATAGGGCATGGGTGTCTCTTTTGTCAATTAGGCGAATGAGCCTTTGATGAAGGCGGCTGGGCGATACACGGTCAGTGCCAAACGCTCTTCGGCCAACAGGGTTGCCATGTTTTTCTTGAAGTTGTCGCCATCTTCGTAAGAAATTTGAACAGCAGCATCCATGCGATCCCAGATTTGAGCGCCCATGGTCATTGCACCGACCAGGAATGTGCCAGCAGCGATGGAGTTGGTAGCCACCACGCGCTTGCCCCAGATACGGGGGCCAGCCATGTCCATGGGGTTAGCCATGATGTATTGACCATCGCTGGCCTTTGTCAACTCCATGCGCTCCCAATCGGCTGGGTTGATAACCACTGTGTCGGCGGTGTATTCAGACAATGCAGCCTGTGTGATCGCCTTGCGGATGGTATCCAGACGGGTATCGCCTGTTGCAGCGCGGTTGTAAGCAGTGAAGTTGCCCGATGTCAAAATGCCGGAAATGTTGCCGGATGTGCCGGAACCGTTCAGCAATTGGTCTTCCTCTTCCAGCTTCAGACCGTAGGTCAGGCGGCTGTTGACATAGCTCTCCAACTGAGGAGCATCGTCCAGCACTTGACGCGAAACGGGGATGAAGTGGGCCAAAGTCACCACGGGTGCGTTTGCCAATGTGAATGTGATGCCAGATTCTGGCTTGGTCACGTTCTCACGGGCTGGGCTGGAGTATTGAGCATTGGCGCTGTTGGTGAACACGTTTTCGCGTGTGAACTGCACCAGGTTGCTCGATGTGCGGCCAGTTGGCAAAACATCACGAATGGTCAAAACGCGGTTTGGATTGGCGATGATGCCAGGCACGCGCATATCGGCGACCAAAGGCTGGTTTTGGCCTGTGGCGTTGACGATGGCAGTCTTGAGTTCGATGCGTGCAAACTTGCTGCGGCCTTGGGCCATAGACTGGAATGCATCGGACTTGACCAGCATCGAGCCGACAGAATCAACAGATTGTTGGCCGTTTTCAGCGCCAGCAGTCATCTTGCGCTCAAGTTCCAAGCACTTTTCGGTCAACTCGCCAGCCTTGGCCGACAGTTTTTCCATAGCTGCTTTGGTTTCAGCTTCGACGTTTTTGCTCGATGCGATTTCGCCGTTGGCTTTTTCCATCCAGGACTTCAGTTCCTTGGTGGTGGCGAGCAATGTGCCTTGAGTTTCGGCAAGGGCTTTGATTTCAGAAATATCAGACATGGTAGTTTCCTTTAAAGAGTCCGAGAGTTTTGGAGGTTCGCAGCGATGATTCGCTGCAATTCGTCAGGCAGTTTTGATTTCTCAGACTCACTCTGAGAGAAAAGTCGCTTGGCGCGGCTTGCCGTAGCCGTTGCCAGCGATTTTGAGAAACCTCCTGCCTCACGCAGAAAATCCTCAAAATCCTTGATGGACTCGACCTGATCCAGCACGCTCTTGACGCTAGACAGATCAACCCGTGCCGATTCATCGGCTGGGTAAGTCACAATCGAAATCTCATACAGTTCGCTGATGTTTTTGATGATGCGAACACGGCCATGGTCATCGTAATCGTCATCGTATTCGACATCATCGCCGTTCAGACCATAACCGATGCTGAGGCCATCAATCGTGCCGTGCATCATGGCCGCCTTGACTGCCTGGGCATCGGCCATGCCTGGTGTCAGTTCACCAAACAGGAACAGGCCCACATCGTCTTCGTGAATCGACTTCCACTTGCCCACGGGCAATTCGTAGGATTTGTGATTGACGAACATCTTGGGCATACGGGCTGCACCAGACTGGATTCGCTCGATCACGCTCTTGTATGCACCGGGCATGATGGTGTCGTTGTAGCTGTCCACGCCGCCAAAGACTGAGGCATAGCCGCTGAAACCGCCTGCATCGCCCTTGGCGAATTTCAAGCCCACGTTATCAAGAACGATGTTTTTCTTCATCATCATTTTTCCGGCTCCTTTGCCCTGAATTTTCGACCATTCTTTGTCTGCCCAGGCTTTGCCAGGGTCACCGCCCCACAAAGCCCATGCAATCCGACCTGCGCTGGGGTAGCCATCTTCGCCGGGTCTGAACCCTTGCGCTTCTTTGTCCACCTCATGCCGCGCAAAATATGACACCATGCGGCCAATGGTTTCGTCGCTCAGGTCTTTGCGATTCGATATGTCTCGCGCCCGTGCCACGCCGACCTCAGTACCGCCACGGCCAAACTCAGCACGCCAGTCCAACCCGCGCTGCGCTTCTTCGGCCATTGCTTGTGTTGGTACTGGCATCTTATTGGCCCTGATTATTGCCCAAAGATGCCAATGGCGCGAGGTTTACCTGGGCAGTCAATTCGTCTGCGCCATCCATCCTCGGCATATTCTCAAGCTGTCGCCATTCGTTGCGGGTCATCAAGCCATTTTGAACAGCCTTGGAACCAGCGTCCAGGCGATCTGCCAAAGACCCGCGCAAGATGGCATCGAGCGAAAACTCGACTGTGAAAGTTTGCCGCTGGGCTGGGGTCAGCACCCTGCGCTCAAGCGATTGCTCCAAAGCCTCAAGCATTGGCCGCAGTTTGAATTTGTAGAAACCCTCGATCAGTTGGCTGATACCAGTTCCCCAGGTGGTGGTCTTGGCGGTGTCGTTAATCAACACAGACGAAATGCCAAACCACCGGGCGATGTCTTCCACCGAGAATTTGCGGGTGTCCAGCAATTGCAGGTCAGCAGGCGACATGCTCAATGGCTCGAACTTCGCGCCAGCCTCCAGCACCAGCAGATCATCGTCATTGCCTTCGACCAGGCCACGATAGTTCTTGCGGATCGCATCGCGCTGCTCTTCTTTGAGCACCTTGTCGATCATGAAAACGCCAGGGCGCTTTGCAGATTTGCGGAAAACGTTAGAACTGTGGTTTTGTGCGTCGATAGCCACGCCGACAGAATTGCGCATGTAATCAAGGCGCGACATGCCGATGACACCGTTGCCTTTATCGCGCCAGTGCCAAATGCTCGACTCAGAATAGTGAACAATTTGACCTTCATAACTGTATTTGTAAACCAGCGAACGATCTGGCAAAACATCGATTTCGATCTGGTCGGCTGACAGCGGCCACATCTCAATCACTTCGCCCCTGTCATTGCGCACCAGTCGCGCATAGGCATTGCCGCGCAGCAAGTAATTCAAAACTGCGTATTGCCAAAACTCCATCGGGGTGTGCCGACGATTCGGGCTGTCGTGCAGCAGCGTCCACAATTGTGTATCTCGGGCCAGTTCTTTGTTGCCCTGCGTGTCATTGGCACGCCTGTAAACGAACAGAGGCAATGACGCGATGTTGTCGGTCAGCAGTTCAACAGCGGCCCAGACCGCGCTGACCTGCAATGCACCGTCGATGCCGTAATCTTTGTTATTGTCATAGACACGGGTAAAAGGCTCTCCATACTGGATGCCTTCTTGCTGCCCGGTAGAGCCGACATTGCCAAACCAGCGCCGCAGTGATTGGTAGATTGTGCCCATGTCTTTAACTGTATTTGATTGCCAGTGGTGAACTCAGGTAATCGTCAAAATCGCCATCGTCCTCGTCGTTGTTGGTCATTGCCGCAGCAATCGCCATCGCAAGTGCCACCGCCCCGTCAATTCTACCTGTGGCCTTTGCCTTGTTCAGTTTTCTGTTGCCAGCAGCATCACGTTCAATCCGAGCATTCGCCATGCACATCGTCAAAACTGGATGCCCACCATGCGCGATTTGCTCATTGAGCAGCAATGTCTCAAGCTGATCCACCGCCGGGGCCATATCTTTGAAGCCCTGACCGAATGGCTCTAATGGTATGTCAAAACCTATATTTTCAAACTCTTTTTTCAGTAAATCAAAGCGCCAGCGGTCAAAATTGGCTTTTTCCACCCTGCAATCGGCCAAAATTTCGCTGATTTCACGCGCCACAAACGAATAATCTACCGATGCGCCTGGTGTTGTTCGCAAAAATCCTTGGTTGACCCAAACGTCATAAGGCGATCTGTCGCGCTTTGCCCTGTCTTTCAAGCCCTTTTCAGGTGTCCAAAAGTAGGGTTTAACGTGATATTTCCCCTCTTTTTGTGCGATCAAAACCATGGAAGTCAGGTCATTTCGCCCTGATAAGTCGATGCCCACCATGATTTCGGTGTCATAAAACGCGGATTCGTCAGGGTCTTGGCTGTTGAGCAGCCAAATGCCGCGAGAAATGAAGGGTGCGACCATCTCCACGCGCTGATTCAGCACCAGGTTCCGAAATGTCGGCTCAAAACTGGGCATTCGTGCCGCACGATCAGCTTGCTCCTCAACATCAGCCAAACTTCGGAATTTCCCGAGCGCCGGATTTGCCAAAGCCCATGCTTCACGGTCATCCAGTGGGCAATCCTTTGGCGCTGCGTACAGGTGGCAGACAATTCGTTTATCTTGACTCTGAATCGCGTCATCCAGCCAAATACTGAACAGATCTGCATCGCTGCTGGCCTGTGTGCTGATCGCAAACAGCATCGCATCGGAATATGCGCCCTGACCAGTGATGATCGCATCGATGAAATCAGACTGCGGACCTTTGACCTGGCCAACTTCATCCAAGATGGCCAGCACTGGCGATTTGCCGTGCGCTGTCTTGCCCTCGGCGCTCACCGCCTGATACTCGACATTTCGCGCCAGCCCAATCAGTTTCTTCGAACTGGGCACAATCCTGATGACCTCGCCCAATGCTGGCGACATCATCACCATTTTTGAAGCATAGTTATAAACCTCGGCTGCCTGCTCTTTGCTCATCGCACCAGAAATGATCCGGCTGTTTTGCTTGGCCTCTGGACCAGCGATGTGCGCCAGCAAAATGCAGGCGATGGTGGCCGTTTTGGAATTCTTACGGGCAATTGACAGAAAAGCCCTGCGCGTTCCAGCAGGGTTGTCGTAAATCTCCAAGATGAATCGCTTTTGAAATGGCTCAAGCCTGATCGGTTTGCCGATCAGATCGCCCTCGGGCACGTATAAATAATTTTCCACAAATGCGCAGACCCTCTCGCCTCGGGTCATCTTGCTGATCGTCTTAGGCTTTGCCATCAGCATGCTCTGCAAATGTTTTGCCAGTGTCGGCGTGTGTGGCCTGTTTGCCCGTGAAATCTTGCCAGCGCTTGACGATCACATCGCAATACTTTGGGTCAAGCTCCATCAGGCGTGCTTGTCGGTTGGTTTTTTCGCAGGCGATCAATGTGCTGCCACTGCCTCCGAACAGATCGGCAACAATTTGTCCCTTTTTGCTGCTGTTTTCAATTGCATAAGCCACCATCAAAGTGGGCTTTGGTGTTGTATGCCCTGCAACATGCTCTTTTTCAAATGCCCAAACTGATGTTTGCTTTCGATCAGAATGCCATTGATGTGAAGCCCCCTCGACCCATCCATACATGCAAGGCTCATGCTTTGATTGATAATCTGTTTGCGAAAGTACTAAAGATGGCTTAACCCAGATCACCATGCTGCTGAAATGAAAGTGCTGTCGGAATATATTGTGAAAGATGTCTGCACATCGATCAGAGTGAAAAACATAAACTGGTGAGCCAGGCTTGGAGCAAATAACATAATTTGAAAATACTTGATCCAAGAGATCAGACAATCCAGCCCTCGAATCGTTATTGATTCCCTCGTAGTCCACACCATAAGGTGGATCTGTGAAAACCATGTCGGCTTTGCCGCCATCCATCAGTTTGTCCACCGCATCGATGCTGGTGCTGTCGCCGCACATCAGCCTGTGCTTGCCCAGCAGCCACACATCGCCCAGCACCGTCACAGGCTCGGCTGCCAACTCGGGCACAGCGTCTTCATCGGTCAGGCCATCTTCAATCTGTGTGGCCTCCTGAAGCATCGCTTCCAGTTCTTCCTCGCTGAAACCCATCAACTCGCCAAAATCACCTGCAAGGTCTTGCAGTTCGTTTTTCAGCACATCCTCGTCCCAGGTTGCATTCATCGCCAGCTTGTTGTCGGCAATGACCAAAGCCCTGCGCTTGCGCTCATCCAGTCCAGTGACCAAGATGGCTGGAACCGATTTCAGCCCCAGCTTGCGTGCGGCCATCACTCGGCCATGGCCTGCGATCAGGTTTTTGTCCTCATCGATCAAAACAGGGTTGGTAAATCCAAACTCACGAATGCTTGCGGCCAACTGTGCAACTTGTGCATCGCTGTGCAGCCTTGAATTCATGGCAAATGGGATGATCGACTCGATGTCGATGATTTCGTGATTGAAAAACATTTCGCGGGGTCTTTCGGTTAATGAACAGGGCCAGCAAGCAATGATTGCACAGAATCGCTGCCACCGACAGGGTCTTGGTCAATTGTGCGCCCAGAGGCGTTCAAAGTCCTTGGATCGGCTGCCTGCTGGTTGAGGGACATGCTGCGGATGATCGCCAACTGCTGGCGCTGCAATGTGTCGATCACGCGCAGGATCGGATTCTCGATCAGCGTTTCTCTTTTGTTTTTTATCAGTGGGCCGGACTTGTCCAGCATCACCTGATATTTTCTGATGTCAGCCTCAAGCCGCACCACCTTGGCCAGCAGCACCAAGTCGAATTCGCGCCAGTCGCTATACGCGCGTGCGCGTGTGAACTGCGACCAGATTATAGATTCCTCTTCTGAACGCAGTTCAACACCAGGAGGCTGGGGAATTTCCCTGCCGTTGAGGTTGCGCACCTGCGATTCGGTGCTGTCAGAGCGTGCGCGTCTTTTGGGGGTCAAAGTCATGGGGTCGGATTTCCGTAATTGCATAAAAATGATGG